AGTATGAAGGTTATGTTTGCTCTTTGGGTGATGTGCTCTATGGCGTCACTTGCTCTGCCTGGTATGAGTGGATTCATTAGTGAACTGATGGTATTCACTGGATTTGCTACCGATACTGTGTATGCTCTTCCATTCCGTATCACACTTTGTCTTGTCTCTGCTATTGGTGTTATCCTCACTCCGATCTATCTGCTTTCAATGCTTCGGGAAATCTTTTACGGTAAACCGAACCCTGAACTGGTCGCCCATACCAATCTGGTGGATGCCGAACCTCGTGAGGTCTACATTGTGAGTGCTCTCTTGGTACCTATCATTGTGATTGGATTGTATCCAAGGATTATGACAGATACATATAAGAGTTCAATCGATGCTTTGGTTGCTCGCGATAAAGCAGCATTGGTTCGCCCACAATTGGTTCGAACTTTTACCCCACCAACCGTCTAAACATGCTATAATAAGCGGAGGAAACAAATTAGTCATGGCAGTCAAAATGATTCTCCTGAAAACGGGAGAAACTCTGATTACGGACGCTCAAGAGGTTGTTCAGGATGAAAAGGTAAAAGGTTATCTTTTCAAACAACCTCAGATTATTCGTACTCAAGAAAAAACTATGCTTATGGAAGAGGATAGTAAGAATTCTAATTATGAACTTGATGTTATTCTTACTCCTTGGATGATTCTTTCTAAGAATCAAGAATATGTTGTTACTACTGATATTGTAGCAACTATTTGTGATCCAATTGATAGTGTAGCAGAAATGTATGATAGTAAACTAAATCCAACACCATTATCTGAAACGGAGGTTGTAAATGGCTGAGAACATTAAGTGTCTATTGGTAGACATTGATAATGTTTTGATTAGTGAAGTTGAGGAAGTTCCATCTGAAATTGGAGATCCAGATTGTAAACTTATTAGACCCTATCGTTTCTATCCAGATAAAGAAATGGAACCTTGGGTAAAGGCTTCCAATCAAACCGAATATATGATACGATCTAGTGATATTATGACTATCGCAGATCCAACTCCAGAAGTCGTTGAAGCGTACTTGAAACTTACAGAATGAGATTTTACACGAACGTCCAAATGGTCGGGGATCACTTCTTGGTCCGTGGTTATGAAAATGGTCAACATTTCATGACTCGGGAGAAGTTTTACCCGACCCTTTTTGTTGAAGCAAAAGGAAAAACCAAATACAAAACCCTTGAAGGTGATTATGTTCAATCAGTTGAACCTGGAACTGTTCGTGAGTGTCGTGAATTCATCAAACGATATGATGGTGTAGACAATTTTAAAATCTACGGAAACGACAGGTATATCTATCAGTATATTTCTGAAAAGTATCCTGAAGAAGAAATCAAGTTTGATACTAACAAAATTAAAATCTCTACTATTGATATTGAGGTTAAATCGGAGAATGGATTCCCAGATGTTGAATCTGCCGCTGAGGAAGTTCTCCTCATCACCGTGCAAGACTACACTACCAAACAGATTCGTACCTGGGGTCAAGGACCCTTCAATAACAAACAGCAGAACGTCATCTATAAAGGTTTCTCCACAGAGTATGAACTCCTGAATGATTTCATCAACTGGTGGATGATTGAGGATAATACTCCTGAGGTCGTTACTGGTTGGAATAGTGAACTGTACGATATGCCGTATTTGGTTCGTCGTATCGACCGAATCCTTGGTGAGAAGTTGATGAAACGATTATCTCCCTGGGGTCTTGTTACAGAGAAAGAGACTTTCATTGCAGGAAGAAAACACATTTCTTATGATGTTGGGGGTATCACGCAACTTGATTACCTAAATCTTTATAAGAAGTTCACTTATAAAGCGCAGGAGTCCTATCGTCTGGACTATATTGCGAGTGTAGAACTTGGGCAGAAGAAGTTAGATCATAGTGAGTTTGATACATTTAAAGATTTCTACACTAACGGGTGGCAGAAGTTTGTAGAATATAATATCATTGACGTGGAACTTGTTGACCGTATGGAAGACAAGATGAAACTCATTGAACTTGCAGTCGTTATGGCATATGACGCTAAAGCGAACTATGCTGATGTGTTCTCCCAGGTTCGTATGTGGGATACGATTATCTACAACTATCTCAAAAAGAGAAATATCGTAATCCCACCAATCGTTCGTTCTGATAAAGACTCCAAATACGCGGGGGCGTATGTCAAAGAACCGATTCCTGGAAAGTATGATTGGGTTGTCAGTTTTGACCTTAACTCTCTGTATCCTCATCTCATTATGCAGTACAATATCTCGCCAGAGACGCTACTTGAGGAGAGGCACCCATCATCAACAGTTGATAGAATACTTAATGAAGAGATAAACTTTGAACTCTATAAGGACAATGCTGTTTGTGCTAACGGTTCAATGTACCGTAAGGATAAGCGTGGATTCCTTCCAGAGTTGATGGATAAGATCTATAAGGATCGAACCATCTATAAAAAGAAGATGCTTCAAGCGAAACAAGAATATGAGAAGACTCCAACTAAAGCACTTGAGAAAGAAATCGCCCGATGTAACAACATCCAAATGGCGCGTAAAATCCAACTCAACTCTGCTTATGGTGCTATTGGTAATCAATACTTTCGCTACTATAAGCTTGCTAACGCCGAAGCAATCACCCTCTCAGGTCAAGTCTCAATCCGTTGGATTGAAAATAAAATGAATCAAAAGATCAATAGGATCTTGAAAACTGAAGGAGAAGATTATGTTATTGCTTCTGATACCGATTCCATTTATCTTAATTTGGGTCCTCTGGTTGAAAGTGTATACAAGGGAAGAGAGAAAACTACTGAAGGCGTTGTCACGTTCCTTAATAAGGTGTGTGAGATGGAACTTGAGCCGTATATTGACCGTTGCTACCAAGAACTCGCGGACTACGTAAACGCTTATGACCAGAAGATGTTCATGAAGCGTGAGAACATTGCTGAACGTGGTATCTGGACTGCAAAGAAGCGATACATTCTCAACGTATGGGATAGTGAGGGTGTTCGTTATGAAGAACCCAAACTGAAGATGATGGGTATTGAAGCGGTGAAATCATCCACTCCTGCACCTTGCCGCAAGATGATTAAGGACGGTCTCAAACTGATGATGAACGGCACGGAAGAAGATGTTATCAACTTCATTGATAAGTGTCGTAAGGAGTTTAAATCTCTTCCTCCAGAAGAAATTGCTTTCCCCAGATCGGTGTCGGATGTGGTAAAATACCGTTCCCACTCAGACATCTATGCAAAGGGAACTCCCATTCATTGTCGTGGTGCTCTTCTCTTTAATCACTACATTAAGGAGAAGAAACTAACGAATAAATATTCACTCATCAATAACGGGGAGAAAATCAAATTCCTGTATTTGAAGAAACCCAATATTATTCGGGAGAATGTTATTTCATTCATCCAGGATTTTCCACGGGAACTCGACCTTGACAAATACATCGACTATGACCTACAATTTGAAAAGAGTTTTGTCGAACCTCTCAAGGCAATCCTTGATGCGATTGGATGGAATGTAGAAAAAACTGTAAACTTGGAACTATTTTTTGGCTAAATGGAACTGCCTATTAACGACAAAGAACTCGCTACAATCGTAAGTGCTCTCCGCCTTGGTGGCGATGCTGCTCTCTATCAGAAACTCACTCGAATCAAAGAGATTCGAGATGCTAATCCAGGTGGAGCTTACAAAAAAATTGCCCGTGAAGAATTTGGATTTGTAATTTAATGGATTTTTTAACTGAAATTGTAAAAGAAATCGGTGATGACTACACAAAACTCGCATCCGATATTGAAGATACTGAAGAATTTGTGGACACGGGTTCGTACATTTTTAACGGACTCGTATCAGGTAGTATCTTTGGTGGTGTATCTAGGAATAAGATTACTGCCATTGCTGGCGAGTCTAGTACTGGAAAAACTTTTTTCAGTCTCGCCGTTGTCAAGAACTTCTTGGATTCTAATCCTGATGGGTATTGCCTATATTTTGACACTGAAGCCGCTGTTAACAAGTCTCTTCTCGCAAGTCGCGGCGTTGACCTAAAGCGTACCGTTGTAGTTAATGTTGTTACTGTTGAAGAGTTCCGCAGTAAAGCACTGAAGGCAGTTGACCTTTACCTAAAAAAACCTGAAGATGAACGCAAACCTTGTATGTTTGTGTTAGACTCTTTGGGGATGCTCTCCACTGAGAAAGAGATTACTGACGCACTTAACGACAAACAAGTTCGGGACATGACTAAATCCCAACTTATCAAAGGTGCTTTCCGTATGCTTACTCTTAAGTTGGGTCAAGCGAACATTCCAATGATCGTTACGAATCACACTTACGATGTTATCGGTGCATACGTTCCAACCAAAGAGATGGGTGGCGGTTCTGGTCTTAAGTATGCGGCGTCCACGATTATTCATCTTTCTAAGAAGAAGGAAAAAGATGGAACAGAAATCGTTGGAAACCTTATCAAAGCAAAGACTGCTAAGTCGCGTCTGAGTAAGGAAAATCAAGATGTTACGGTTCGTCTATATTATGATGAACGTGGTCTTGATCGTTACTATGGTCTGCTAGAATTGGGAGAACTCGGCGGTCTTTGGAAGAATGTCGCTGGGAGATATGAGATGGATGGGAAGAAGGTTTATGCGAAAGCAATCCTGAAAGACCCTGAGACATATTTCACCCCTGAGGTGATGGAAAAACTGGACACCATTGCAAGAGAACACTATTCCTATGGAGCGAATTGAGACAACTATTCTGCGAAACCTTGTTTTCAATGAAGAGTACTCTCGCAAAGTAATTCCGTTTATTGAACCTGATTATTTTGAACAGAGAACCGAAAGGATTATCTTCAAGGAGATTACTCAGTTCATTGTGAAGTACGGTGCTGCTATTACCACAGAAGCACTACGAATTGAATTGGAGAATCGTACAGATCTCTCCGAAATGGAAATCAAAGAATCCCGTGAAATTACTGCGGGATTCAATGACGCTCCTGTAGAAAAACAATGGTTGCTTGATACTACTGAAAAGTGGTGTCGCGACCGTGCGATTTATCTTGCCCTGATGGAATCAGTCAGCATTGCTGATGGTCAAGATGAAAAGAAGAATCGTGATGCTATCCCGTCAATCTTGTCGGATGCTCTTGCGGTTTCTTTTGATAATCATATCGGTCACAATTACTTAGAAGATTATAAAGAACGATATGAGGCATATCACAAGAAAGAAGATCGCATTCCCTTTGATCTTGAGTATTTCAACAAGATTACGAAAGGTGGTCTTCCTAACAAGACTCTTAATGTCGCTCTTGC